TTTATGAACTTTGTTAAAGACCAATGGCCATCATTCATCGGCGGGGCTCACCACAAAAAGATGGCTGACGCTTTTGACCGTATAGCCACAGGTAAAATAAAAAGGCTTATAATCAATATGCCACCTAGGCATACTAAAAGTGAGTTCGCCTCGCATTACTTTCCNGCATATTTAGTAGGTCGTAACCCAGCTTTAAAGATATTACAAGCAACNCACACCGCAGATTTAGCCGTTAAGTTTGGTCGTAAGATTAGGGACTTAATGCTTACCGANGACTATGAAAAAATATTCCCCGACGTATTAATAAACCCAGACTCAAAAGCAGCAGGTAAATGGGAAACTCAAATGAAGAGTAACCCTAAACTAAAAGGCGAGTATTATGCTGCTGGGGTTGGCGGTGCACTAGCGGGTAGGGGAGCGGACTTATTTATAATNGATGACCCNCACAGTGAACAAGACGCNATGAACCCAAAGTCCATGGAAGATACTTACGACTGGTATACNAGTGGTCCGCGTCAAAGATTACAGCCAGGAGGTGCCATAGTTATAGTTATGACCCGCTGGAATATTAACGACCTTACGGGTAAACTATTAAAAGATGCTGCCCGTGACCCTAAAGCTGATCAATGGGAAGTTATAGAACTACCCGCCATATTACCTAGCGGTAAACCTTTGTGGCCAGAATACTGGAAACTAGAAGAACTAGAAGGCGTAAAAGCTAGTTTACGTGGCGGTCCTAAATGGCACGCCCAGTACATGCAGAATCCAACCAGTGAGGAAGGTGCACTAATTAGGCGTGAGTGGTGGATGGAGTGGGAAAAAGAAAAACCACCTACATGTGATTATTTAATTCAAAGTTACGATACAGCTTTTTTAAAAAGTTCTTCAGCTGATTACTCAGCTATTACTACTTGGGGAGTATTTTACCCAGAAGGCACAATAGGTGAAAACCTTTACGACGGCACAGTAGCTCATATTATTTTACTCGACTGTATAAAAGGTAAGTATTCTTTCCCTGAATTAAAAGGCGTAGCCTTAGAACAATATCATGAGTGGAGCCCCGACGTAGTAATTATAGAAGGTAAAGCTAGTGGTATACCGCTAACCCAAGAACTTAGAAATATAGGTATACCCGTACAAAACTTTACACCTAGTAAAGGAAATGATAAAGTAGCTAGAGTTAACGCCAGCACCCCATTATTTGAATCGGGCATGGTCTGGGCACCAGACACTAAGTGGGCTAATGAGGTAATAGAAGAGTGTGCCGTTTTCCCCGCTGGGGACCACGACGACTTAGTAGACTCAACTACTCAGGCTATGTTAAGATTTAGACAAGGTGGATTCGTTAGATTACCTAGTGACTGGGAGGAAGAAGAACTATACTACAAACGTAAAGTAAGTTATTATTAATTATGGCTATAGAAAAAGAACCATTAAACATTGATCAAGACGGCTCAATAGACATAGAAATTATGGATATGCTACAAGGTCAATCTCCTCAAGAACCAATGGACATGGAAGTACAACTTCCTGAAGAAATGAATATACAAGGTGATATGACTTCAGCTTTTGAAATAGGTGCCGACGGTAACGTTATACCTATGTTTGAAGAAGAATCAGTTACTATGACTGATCATCAAGCTAACCTTGCTGAAACTCTTGACGCTTCAGATTTATCAACTTTAGCTAATGAACTTTTAGAAGCTTACGATTCAGATAAAGAATCTCGACAAGAATGGCTTGATACTTTTACTAAAGGTTTAGATTTACTAGGTATAAAAACAGAAGAAAGAGAAGAACCATTCCCAGGAGCCACAGGTGTGCATCACCCATTATTGGCTGAAGCCGTAACCCAGTTCCAAGCACAATCATATAAAGAATTATTACCTCCTGGCGGACCAGTAAAAACCAGAGTCATGGGAACCGAAACTCCTGAGATAGCTAGTCAAAACCAAAGGGTAAAAGAGTTCATGAATTATCAGATAACAGAAGTCATGAAAGAATATGACCCTGAAATGGATAGTTTATTATTTTATCTACCTTTAGCGGGTAGTGCATTTAAAAAGATTTATTACGATAACCTATTAGGTAGGGCTACTAGCCGTTTAGTCAAAGCGGAAAACTTAGTAGTAGCTTACGAAACCGTTGATTTAGAGACTAGCCCACGTTTTACTCATTCAATGACCATGACAGGTAACGATTTAAAGAAATTACAGATGAACGGTACATACCGTGACATAAATATAGGTGAAGCTAGTCCTGATATTGACTATAATGAAGCAAAAGAGAAGATGGATGAGCTACAAGGCATATCCCCTTCAATGACAGACTACGATGAATACTCAGTTTTAGAGATGCATGTCAATTTAGAGCTATCAGAAGAAGAAGATTATGGGTTTGCCGTGCCTTATGTAGTAACTATACTAGAAGAAAAGGGTGAAATACTGTCAATACGTCGTAATTGGGAAGCAGAAGACGAATTATTCAGTAAAAAAGAGTATTTTGTACACTATAAGTTCCTACCAGGACTAGGTTTTTACGGTTTTGGGCTAATTCACATGATTGGAGGACTAACTAAGTCCGCTACGTCTATTTTACGTCAATTAGTTGACGCTGGTACGCTAAGTAACCTCCCCGCAGGCTTTAAAGCACGTGGAATGAGAGTACAAGGCGAAGATGAGCCACTTAGACCAGGTGAATTTAGAGATGTTGACGTTCCAGGTGGTGTAATACGTGATGCATTGATGCCTTTACCCTATAAAGAGCCTAGTAACGTATTAAGTCAGTTATTAAGCGTAATTATTGACTCTGGAAGGCGTTTTGCTTCAATTGCGGACATGAATGTAGGCGATATTGGCTCTCAACAGTTACCAGTGGGTACTACGGTGGCTATGTTAGAACGTGGGACTAAAGTAATGAGTGCTATACACAAACGTATGCATTATGCCCAGAAAAAAGAATTTAGGCTACTAGCTAACATATTTAGCAGAAGTTTACCCCCTGTTTACCCATATGAGGTACCAGGAGCCAGTAGAGAGATAAAAGCTACTGATTTTGACGATAAAGTTGATATTGTACCCGTAAGTGACCCAAATATATTTAGTATGGCTCAAAGGGTGATGTTAGCTCAACAAGAGCTAGAAATGGCTAGAGCTGCACCAGAAATACATGATTTACGTGAAGCATACAGACGTATGTACGAAGCTCTAGAAGTTAAGAATATAGATGGTCTTTTACCTCCTCAAGCTGAAGTACCTGCCCGTGACCCTATTACCGAACAACAAGCATCTTTAACAGGGCAACCTATACAAGCTTACGTATTCCAGAACCATGATGCATATATAGCTAGTCATACTGCGTTTTTACAGAATCCTATGGTTCAACAGAATCAAAGTGCTACTATAGCAATTCAAGCTAATATACAAGAACATCAAGCTATGAAGTACAGACAACAGATTGAACAAGCAATAGGTCAACCGTTACCNCAAATGGGTGAAGGTGAAATGCCACCTGAAGTTATGAACCAGATAGCAGCACAAGCAGCACAGGCTACTCAACAAGTAACTGGTCAAGAACAAGCTTTAATAGAAGCACAACAAATAAAAGCACAAGCAGAACAAACTCAGCCGTTAGTAGAATTGAAACAAGCTGAGATACAACAGAAAGCACAGAGCGACCAGATAAGGGCTGAAGTAGATATGCTAAAACAACAATCAACCGAAGCGATAGCTGAAATGAAAATAGCCCAACAAAGGGAAGAAGCCTTAATGAAAGAAAAAGGTGATATGCGTAAGGATTATCGTGATATACTAAAAGATGTCAGAGATTCTGATACTACAACTAAAGGTGTGTAATGTTAAATAAAGCAAATTTTGAAGAGATGATGGGTGGTAACGCTAACCGCAGACGTATGAGAAATGGCGGGAAAGTACCTAAAGGGTTTCATAAAATGCCTGACGGTTCTATAATGAAAAATTCGAAGATGAAAAATATGAACACAGGTGGAGTTTCAATGAACGACGCCAAAAAACATTTAAGGAGACCCTAATGAATAGAGGTATGCAAAAAATGAATCGTGGCGGTGAAAAAGAAAAATT